GGTATTAACACAGCTTTTAATGAAATTATTTGGTACTACCCTTCAGCAAATGCTACGGCAATAGACAGAGGAGTTGCTTATAATTATTTAGAAAACACTTGGTATACTGTTAATATTGGAAGAACAACTTGGCTCGGTGCTTATGTATTTGAAAATCCCATTGCCACAGAATACGATGCTTCCGTAACAGCAAATGTATCGACTATATTAGGTTTAACGGCAGGGGCTTCTTATATTTACGAACACGAGTCGGGTAATAATCAAGCAGATGGCACAGCTATCTCTGCTTTCTTAACAACTGGATCTGTTGAGATCGCTGATGGCGATCAGCTCATGTCAGTTAGTAGATTAGTTCCAGACTTTGATAATCTTACCAATAATATGACAGCAACCTTAACCTTAGAACAGTATCCACAATCCGCAGCTAATGTAACGACAACAGGCACTATTTCTAGTACCACAGAGAAAATTGATGTAAGAGGTAGAGGTAGAGCGGTAAAAATTAAATATGAAACTAACACAGTTAATGACACAGCTTGGAGACTTGGATCTACAAAGCTACAACTTAGACCAGATGGTAGACGATGATTGATAAACCTTTATATCAAAATCCTTTAGGGGGTGGTTTAGGTAACACAATTCCTAACCCTGGTGCTGGAACTGTACCGAAAGGTGGTATGTTTAATGTAACACCTCCTAGTACACCCGTATCTGAACAAACACCTTTACCAGGCATTATAGACGATCCTTTTAAATTAAAATCAGATGACCCTTTGATGCAAGGTTATTATGATTCTGATTTTTATTCAAATATACAAACAGCGGATTCAATACCTTATACATTTCAAGGTAAAGAGATGAGAGGGTCAAGCTCAGGAGCAAGTAATTTAAAAAAGTATTTAGAGTCAATTGGTAAAGGTGATTTATTACAATTTCCTGAACAAAACTTAATGAGTCAAGAAGGTCTAGCACAAGTAGATACCCCAGAACAATTAATTGAATCTGGACAATTCACACCTGGAGTAGGACAAGACGTTACTGGAAATAACTTTATGGAGATACCTGTGCCTTCTAACCCTTACAACAGAGTTGGCCAACAGCTTATGGGTCCTAATCAAGATGATATTCTTGGAACGTTAAAAAATATAGAACAAGGTATAGCAAGTTTAGGTGGTAATTTTGGACAAAACTTTAACATGAATCAATCATCAAACTACGGTGATTTTGATAATTTTGGTATTGGTTCTTTTTTCCCGCCTTACGGAGGAATGTATGGCTAAAATAACAATTACACGATTACCTAATGCCACACCAGAATATGATGCTAATCAGTTTGATCAAATGGTGCAGTTATTAGATCAAATTATTCTTTTACTTAATACAAACTACCAACAAGATTTAAAAGAACAATCACAGTCGGAGGCTTTTTTCCTTGGCTAATACTTTTAAAAGCGCAATGGTAGATGTTACCACAACAGATTTAACAACTATTATAACAGTTCCTACGGCTGATGCGGGTGCAACGCCACCTGTTCCGCCTACTACGGATGTAGTAAAATCTCTTTTAGTTTGCAATGACTCTGGTAACACAACTTTAGTTGATGTTGAAGTTGTCCGAGGTGTTGCAACTTTTGAAGTATTTAAAGCAAAGAGTGTTGCTACAAACACAACAACAGAATTATTAACTCAACCTTTAGTTCTGCAAGAAAGTGATGTTCTTAAAGTTCAAGCTAATGCTGCCAATCAGGTGCACATTATAGCAAGTTTTATGGAGGTCACGAAAGGGCAACTCTGATTAACTTACATTCTCTATTTATTACTCCCGTATTTTCACTACAACTTGAAGGCCACAAACATCTTATTGATAGCATCTATCAACTACGAGAGGAGGATGAGAAAGGTATGCCGCGGTCTAATGTCGGTGGTTGGCATAGTCATGATGAAATATATAATATTAAAAAATTTAAACCTTTAGTTGGCGATATTCTTAAATATGCAAAAGATTGTTTTAATCATATGGACGTACAAGATAATTACAATCCTGAGATGACGGGTATGTGGGGTATGATAAACCCACCTGGATCACGGAACAATGTACATACACACCCATATAATTACTTATCTGGGGTCTTTTATCTTAAAGCTCCTAAAAAGTGTGGCAATATTGTGTTTCTAGAGCCTAAACCACAATCAGAGGTGCTATCACCGCCGAAAACAAATAAAGCGTCTATACACCTCGCACACAGCGTACAATGGGAACCTGTTGAAAATTCCTTGATTTTTTTTCCGTCATGGTTACAACATGAAGTACAAACAAATAGTTCTAATGATGATAGAGTTATTATTAGTTTTAACATAAATTGGAGAAACGAAGATGCCGATAGTTGAACCTGCTGAGTTACTAGGACACATTACAACAGAAGATGGAAGAAAGATTCCTCACTATAAAGTGAAAACTGAAACAACTATAATTAATATCGATACTGGTGCTGAATATAATTCAGAAGAAGAAGCTCAAGCTGATATTGATAATCCAGGAACATCTACAACTGCTGAAAAAATTAGAAGAGACGTAAAAGTATTCGCCCCTTCTTTAGCTGATATGTTAGGTGTAACTCCAGAATAAAGTGTCAAAAATATTTGTAGTAGAAAACTACTTTCCACAGAAAGAATATAATTTAATTTGTCAGAACGTACTGCAGATTGATTTTACACCTCCTCCTATTGAACATAGAAAAGGTGTTGAAGAAGCTTCAGAAACAGATGGTGGCGCTTACTGGTTTCAAGATGAAATTCCATCAGGATCTTACGCTGCAAAAGCATGTTATAATTCACTTAAACCAAAATTTTTTTTTACACGTCCTAAAGCAATACGTGGTATTTATTGTACAATAATAAGTCCGCAAAAACAATTTGCACCACATGTAGATAGAGGAGGAAAATATCAAGTTTTAATATATTTAATGGGAAACGAAACAATGAACAACGGTACAGGTTTTTATAAACCTGATGGCAAAGGCAATCTGGTTTTAAATACACATATTGGCTTTCAACCAAATAGAGCAATATTGTTTACAAATGATAATTATCACGCACCTTTACTTTGGGCAGGTAATTCATCTATGCGCTATTCAATATGTTTTTCTTTTGATCTTGAATAAAAATTTAATTTACGTTTATCCTGCGGGTCTTGGCGATACATTTTGTGCAACAGGTGCATTAAAAAAATTGTATGAAAAAACTAATAAAAGATATTACATAGCTTCTCGTATACCTCAGTTTTTTTGTGAACAGCCTTACACTGATTGCGCTATTGTTACTAAAGCTAATGATATAGGAGGCATAAATGAAAACGGAATAAATAATTCTCATGAAATATTTAATAAATTTGATAAAATTAAAGTAATTAATTGGTGTGTAGAATCTCATTTAAAAGGAAAAGCTACTTTGGTAGAAAGTTATTGTGATTCTTTAGGTGTAGATAGAACAAAATTACCTTATTTTAAATTTAACAAAGATCTTCTTCATCATCACTCTCTTTCTGACAAACCTTATATTATTTACTCTTTAGCACAAAAAGGTGCAGAAAATTTTACTTTTGGAGAAACTAAAGTATTTAATAGACAACAAAGTAATTTTATAATTAATAACTTAAAAAAAGCTTTTCCTAAATATAATTTTATAGATCTAAGCCTGTTAGATATATCAAATCCTTTTGATTTATATTTAACAGTTGCTCAATCAGCAAGTTTTGTATCAATAGATACAGTTATTCCACATTTTGCATCAAATGAATTTTACTTTAAAAAAGGTGTTGTTTTATGGACACATGAACATGCTTGTTCACGTTTTGGTTATAATGAGCAAGTAAACTTAATAAGTAATTTCATGCATCCATTTGATAATGTTGAGATTATAGTTGAAAATCTTAAAAAAATTTTAAGCGCTACAAGCTTCACATTCTAAATCAGAATCTAAACCTGTTACCATAACAGTCGCATCGGAGTTATGTGGCTTACCTTGAATTGTATGTATGTGAGAAATTTTTTTGTGTTGTAATAATTCTTTTTGTAGTCTTTCATTGTCTCTTTCCACTGCTAATAAACGTTCGTGGGTACGACTCACCTTATCAGCAAGGGTAGCTATAGCCTTCAATACTTCTTGATTTTCCATAATATCTCCTTGATTTATAATTTTTGGGTGAGATCTAATTTAAACATGTGTACGAAATATATCAAGTAATCTTTTATAAATTGTTTTCTTGACACATAATTTATGTTATGAAAGAGACAAAAAAAGAATGGAAGCACAAACAACAATGTTCGGGAGAATGGTAAAATGTTATAATTTACCTCTTGATGAAGTTGCAGATTTAAATACGAAATACGAAACAGCGAAAGAAAAATTAAATTCTTTTGGTCATAGGTTAGCTGGACGTTTAGAATCAGAATTAGAGTTTACACAGTTATTACAATCAACAAAAGTATTTAAAAATATTACAAAGTGTATGTTGGATTATGTTGAAACATGTGAAAAGGTTAGTTTATATAATTACAATTTTAATACTGGATCAAGAAACTTAGATATTATAAGTTGTTGGATAAACGATATGAAAGAAGGAGAATATAATCCTCCTCATACACATCATGATTTAAGTGGATGGTCGACAGTTTTATTTTTAAAAGTACCAGAGTTTAAAAATGACGAGGTACAAGAACATAAATTTAAAGATGGTCAATTAGGTTTTGTTGAACCTAATGGTGTTGGGACTGTTTGGATGAAACCAAAATTAGGAGATTTTTATATTTTTGAAGCTAGACATCAACACTGCGTTATGCCATTTAAAACTAAAATAAAAGGTAAAATAAGAAGATCAATGTCATTTAATTTTATTAATAATATTGCTAGTGAAAATAGCGTCAGTTAATTGGTCACATAATTGTTCTGTTACTTTACTTGAGGATGGTGAAATAAAATTTTTCTTAGAAGAAGAAAGAATATCAAGAGTAAAATATGATGAATATCCTTTTCATGTTTTTAATGCTTTAAAAGAATATACTGATGAAATAGATTATTTTATTGTTTCAGGATTAACAACGGGATTTTATCTTCAGTGGAGAAAAAATAATGAGCTGGTAAATAATTTAAAATTATTTCTTTACAAATTTTTTAAAGTAAAAGAAGTTATTATAGAGTATGTACATAAACATCACCTGTGTCACGCTTCCTGTGCCTTCTATAATTCTGGTTTTAAAAACGCTGTTGTTATTGTTCTTGACGCATTAGGAGCGGATAAAAATAGTTTAGATGAAATAGAATCAGGATATTATAATTGTGAAGCTGAAACAGTTTTTGAAGCCTCTTATCCTTCTAATTTTAAAACAATATTATCAAATAGATATATAGAAAGACCAGATGTTCCTATTCAAAATCAAACAGTAGGATTAGTTTTTCAAATAGCTTCTGAACATTGTGGTTTTTATTATTTAGATGGCGGTAAAGTAATGGGTTTATCTGCGTTTGGAAAAGACTCTAAATTACCTGCTTTTTATTTAGGTGATAATATGTCTTCCAATTCTATTTATCCTGAATTTTTATTTAAGAATAAAACACAATTTAAAAAAGAAGATGTAGCTTTTGCTGCACAAAGAGATACTCAAAAGAGAGTTGATTATCTTATTGAATCTGTTCTTAAAAAAACAAATACAAGAAACTTTATTTTAACAGGAGGGTATGCAATGAATTGTGTAAATAATTATAGACTGGTCAAAAAGTATTTAGATATTAATTTTTATTTTGAACCGATGTCAACAGACGCTGGTGTATCATATGGCGCTGTAAAACACTTTTGGCATAAGTTAAAAAACGATGATACTATTAGAAAATTAAAAAATATATATTTAGGAGATTTATAATGTTTAATAAAAAAATTACATTTTGTGCAACAAACAAAGGTATGCTTGACGTATGGCCTCATCCAAAAGCAGCCACTAGATTTATTCCTAATGAATACAAAAAGTTAGAAAGACACAATAAAAAAAATTTACACGAACCTACAATAAAAACATGTATGCCTTTTTTAGATTCAATGACGATGGGTTATATTATACCTTTTGATCAAGATTATGTTGTAGATCCTATAGAAAAAGATTTTAGTGTTACTCCTGCTAGTAGAAACCAAGAAGATTTTGGTTTTCACGGTAAAGCACAACTACCAAAAGAATGGCATAAAACCACAGGTGAAAATGCGGGTAAATTTCATAACAAATGGTTAATTAAAACTCCTCCAGGCTATAGCTGTTTGTTTATTCATCCTATGAATAGAATAGAAGAAAGATGGAAAATAATTGAAGGTGTTGTAGATACAGACAGCTATATAAGTTTAATTAATTTTCCTTTTATTTTAAAGAAAAGAGATGAACAATTTTTAATTAAAAAAGGTGAGCCTATGGTACAGGTTGTCCCTTTTAAAAGAGAATCTTGGAAATCATGGTCTGGTTTTTATATAGAAAAACTACACAACAAAACACTTACAATGTTGAATAGTAAATGGGTTGATAGATATAAAAATATGTTTTGGAATAAAAAAAGTTATAAGTAGTCTTGCCAAATAACATCATAACCTATTTTTTCTGCTGCTAAATCATCCTGATGTTTTTCTTGCGCTGCTTTGCATTGGTCCATTCTTACTTGAGCCCAATCTAATAATGCTTGAACAGTTGTAGAACCAACAGCATCAGAGGTTGCAGTAAGACTTGTATTTCCAGTCATATTACCAGTAGAAGGATCTTTGTTTTGAATTTCATTTTGACCAGGTAAATTATTCCATATAACACAATGAATTGTATCAGGAATAGCTGGCATAGCATCTCCTTTAATTTCCCAAGGAATAAGAAAACCATTGTCTACATTAATTGAATCATTGTTCATTATTACTATTTGTGTTGCCATTATTCATTCTCCTGTTCTTCAATACTATTTCCTGCATCCGTCCATTCTTTAATTTTTTGCATAATAGGATTATCACTAGGTGTATCAGCAGGAAAAGTAGTTTTTCCACCATTGTCTTCTACAATCATATAAGTATTTATAGATTTAATTAACACAATTTTTTGCATGCCTTCTCCATTAATGTTTAATAATATAGTTTACCACTACAAAAGGTTGAAAAGCGTTTGTCCCTGCCGCTGTAACAGAACCAGTTAAATTTGTTGTAACGTTACCAGTTAATGTCCCAGATAACGTATGAGAATGATTGTGACCAGTGCCTGAACCTTCATTTTGCATCCAGCCTGTGTTTGCATATCTTTGTGTTCTTGAGGACATACCTACTGCTCCAGAGGGCTGATACGTTGATGATGGAGCGAATCCATCATGTACATTCCCTTGAAATTTACCTTGATGCTGATGCGAAGGCATCTGAGCAGTAGTTATCGATGTATTACTAATAGAACCTGTAACTGTTACCGCCTGAGTGCTTGTACTTGAAGCAGCTTGGTTATTTGTTAGAGCAACTGTAACTGTATTTGCACCGCCAGTACCAGCTAAGTTATATGTATTACCATCATACCCTTGTGGTACTTTACCTTGCAGTTGAGGAACGTTAAAAGTTGTTGATCCATCACCTGCACCATATGTTGTAGAAACTACAGCAAATAAATCTGCATATGTTGATCTTGAAACGGCAGCACCATTACATAATAAGTAACCTGCTGGAGCCGTAGTTTTAGTCCAAGGTTTGATTGCTCCTACTTCACTTCTGTTTACTATATCTTGTAAGTTAGCCATAATTAATCGTTATACTTTAATAACCAACCATTGTCACTATCATAGAACACCAACGCTATGCCAGCTCGGTTAGTTGAAATTGTTAAATCTGCTGCAGATCCTTGAATCTTTTGACTGTTTCTTCCAACAGTAATATTGTTTGTAGCTGATGTGCCATGTGAATCAATAATCTTTACTTGAGCACCTATAGATGGAGAGGCAGGTAAAGTTATTGTTACTGCACCACCAGATGTGTCTACAAATAAATTATCACCGTCTGCTGCTGTATAGTTTCCTGATTTGTCTTGCCAAGCTTCACCTAAACCAGCTAAAGAAAAAATATCATACCAGTTAGTTCCGTCAGTAGCCACCATTCTATATTTTCCATTTGCAATAGAAAGTGTGTTACCTGTTGCACCTAAACGGGCTGTTATAGAAGCACCGCCACCAATATTATTGTAAATTCCATAAGTTTTTTGTGTAGCTGGAAACTGCACTGTATGAGCTGTAGAAACTGTTCCTGTAAAAATTAATTGGTTTTGTCTTGCTTCGTTGTTTGCTTGAGATTGTGGACCATCG